AACACAGGAGACTGGAACACAGGGAACAGGAACACAGGAGACTGGAACACAGGGAACAGGAACACAGGAGACTGGAACAGTACTGATTTTTCTACAGGGTGCTTTAACACGAAGGAAGAAAAAATAAGGCTTTTCAATAAACGAAGCAAGTGGACATATCGAGATTGGAGGTGTTCTTTAGCAAGGGATTTGATGTGTGATTGCCCACACACAAAAACTGTATGGATTAGTGAGAAATACATGACCGATTCAGAAAAAGAGGAAAATCCCAAATGGGAGTACACAGGTGGTTATCTGAAAACAATCGAGGCGACCAATGAGGATAGACAAGCATGGTGGGATAATCTCGATGATGAGGAACAGGAAGAGATTAAGAGACTACCGAACTTTGACAAAGAGATTTTCAAGGAAATCACAGGGATTGAGGTGGGATAAATGAAAAAAAGAATGCGGTATATTTGCGAAATGTGTGGAACTGGATATCCCACAAAGGAAGAGGCAGAAGGATGTGAAGCATCACATGAGAAGAATGTAAAAGTTAATAAGTTTGAGTATGTGTATAACGTAGAAATGCCTAAGTATGTGTATGTTGAAAATGCGGATGGCACAATTGAAGCGAGATATAACTTAATCGGAATCAGGGATTCACGCAATACAGGCAAGAACTAGAGAGGAGGCAGAATGAATGACAATATAAAACACCTTATACAGCTGATGGACGAAAATCCCGACTTGCCCGTAATTCCGATGGTCGGGCAAGATATAGTCGCTGACTGCACAGGCGAATGGGTCGCGAATTTTGGGAAAGCGGAAGTAAAGAAGATGTGCATATACGGGGAAAAGGTGATTTTTCGAGAGGAGAAAACCGCCATCAAAACCGTAGAGGCACTAGAACTTGAAGGGCTGACCGAAGGACGGACAAGAGAGGAAAGCATAGAAAAGCTAAACGGGTATCTTGATGAACTCGACTGGTTGGAAGCAATCATAGTACACATAGAAACCCCGATAGTGAAGATTCCGGATAATACGGAAAGGATTTACGAGTAATAGAATGGAATAAGATATTTATAAATAGGGCGGATGAAATGAAAAGAGCAAAACTGCAGCAGGATTAGAAAATATTTAAACATCGATTAGAATTTTTACTCGGAATATAACAAGTAAGAAAGGTGGAAAATGTGACACTTGATGATTATGTTTTCTTGATTTCTCTATGCATTCTATTATTGGGCTTAGTATTGTTTAGTTTTTGGTTTTTAATCAATATCAGGAGGCAATTGTGACTAAAGAGCAATTAAAGAAATACCGGGACGAGAAAAACAGTATCCAGCTCTTGAAAGATGAGATTGAAAAGATGTGTGGAAAAACGGTTCACGACTACGGATACGACTATACAAAAGGCTTTAAAAGGATTATCCATTTAGAGGGCTTCAATCAGGAACTTTACGAGCAGAGACTTGCAAGACTATCTGAGATGAAAAAAATAGTAGAAAAGACGGAAAGGTGGATTGAGTCCTTGGAGGATGACCGGCTTCGCTTTGTGATTCGGAGTCGATACAAAGAGGACAGGTCTTGGAGATGGATAGCGAGGAAGCTTGGAAACGTGTCGGAAGAGTATGTCCGAATCGTTATTCACGACAGATTTTTTGAAAAAATCAAAGAAAACCGTGAAAAATAAAAATTGTTCGTTTTGTTCGGAAAGTTCGTTTTATACTAATAATGGAGTCAGTGTCGGAACACACATTGTCATTAGAACCTCCTTTATAACATACCACGGAGCTGCTTATCCAAAAAGATAAGCGGCTCCAATTTTTATACCCGAACAGGAGATGCCATGAAAAAGCTATGCCCTATATGCGGTAAGCTTCATAGCTTAGGAGAAACATGTAAGCCATACACTCGTATAGCAGACAGGATCACAGAGCAGAGGAAGTTCAGAAACTCGACAGCGTGGAAGAAGAAGCGAGAGGAGATTAAAGAAAGAGACAAGTATCTATGCGTGTATTGTTTACAGGTGGACAGAGTAATTACTAGAGACAGCTTAGAAGTTCATCACATAGTAAAGATATCTGCTAGTGAAGAAGGTAAGCTTCAGGATGAGAACCTCGTTACTCTTTGCAGATATCATCACGAGATGGCAGAGAAGAATATGATAAGTAAAGAGGAGTTGTATGGCTTAGTCAATAAGGTGGAGCGCGGCGGAAGGATACCCCCCGAGGGTAAAGATTATAAAAAACATTAAAATTTAAGCACCGACGCCCCACCTTTCTTCACAAAAATAACGCTTTAAGGGGGATTTTGTGGAACTGGAGTTTTTGAAAACCGATAGCTTAATACCGTACGAGAATAATCCGAGACATAACGACAGCGCCGTACGCTTTGTGGCAAACTCCATAAAGGAATTCGGCTTTCAAGTGCCGATTGTCATTGATAAGAACGGAGTTATTATTGCCGGGCATACGAGACTAAAGGCTGCTAAGCTTCTTCGGATGACAGAGATTCCCTGCATAAGGGCTGCCGCCCTAAGCGATGAGCAGGTAAAGGCTTTCCGAATAGCAGATAATTCCGTTTCGGAGGTTTCAACATGGGACGAGTCCCTTTTAAAGTTGGAACTTGAAGGAATAGACTTTGGTTTTTCAGACTTCGGCTTAAAGCTACCGGATATTAAGTTGGATCCGATAGACCTTACAGACGAAGAGGAAGGATACTACGGAGATGAGCGAGAAAGAACGAACAGAACATATAACCTCGATATTCAGAGTCAATGTGAATTTACTAAGGACTTCTGGCAGATGCCTATTATCCGGAATGACGGATTTGTCCCGGAAGAGCTCATAGGATTCAATTATGCTAAAACATCCGAGAAAAAGAACGCGGGGATTCATTTTTATCTTGATGATTACCAGTTTGAAAGGGTTTGGAACTGTCCCGAGAATTATATCGAACTGTTCCAAGAATACGACTGTATTTTGAGTCCGGATTTTAGCCTTTACATGGATATGCCTATGCCGATGAAGGTTTGGAATGTGTACAGGTCAAGGCTGATTGGCGCCTACTATCAGTCCTACGGCATTCCGGTTATCCTTACACTTTCATGGGCGGAAAAAGAAACTTTTGACTTTTGCTTTAAAGGAATTCCAAAGGGCTCGATAGTATCCATCAGCACCGTAGGAGTAAAGAAAGATAAAGACGCTTTACAGATATGGAAAAACGGAGTAAAAGAGATGATAGAAGTAATAGATCCGTCGATACTACTTATATATGGCGGAAAATTGGATTTTGATTTTAGAGATGCAGAGGTAGTTTATTTTGAAAATGACACCTTGAGGAGGTGGAAAGATGAATCCGTATAAAAAAGGGACGAAAGAATATGAAGAACAATTTAAGCGGGACTGGGAAGAGTCTATGAAGGAAGCAGTGGATGAAGTAATTTCGGAGCAAGATGAGTGGTTTGAGAAAGAATTTTTACCTAGTGAACAGGGACAGGAGTTCTTAAAAGCCAGAGATGACGACGAAGCGTATGATAAATACTTAAAAAAATATTACCCTGATATGTTTACGGATGAAGGTCTAATGATTCTGGAGTAAATAGAGTGTTTTCAGATTGTAGAAGAGATGAGCTTAAAGCTTGTCTCTTCTTTTTATGGAGAGAATATGGGAGGAAGAGGAGCAAGTAGTGGAAGAGGTCACTCGACGAGTGGTGGAGGAAGAAAGATACAGTTCTATGATGTTACGCATCGATTTAAAGGTATGAATGTACATGAGTTTGAAAACGCTATAAGGGATTATAAAACTGAGTACGCCGGAGTATTTGATGAAAACGGTGTATTGATACAAGCAGTAACATCCGGAAAGCAGGGGAGTACGGCTATCCCGCCCTCAGTTTCTACGGCCAGTACTCTAACGCACAATCACCCATATCATGGAGATAGAAGAGTTGGAGGAACATTTAGTGAAGCCGACATAACCATATTAGGGAAGTACAGTAATTTGGATAGTATGAGAGTATCCACTAATGGGGTGCATGAGAACACATACATTATGAGGAAGGGGCAGAATGCAAATCCCGTAAAGTTAAAAGTAGTAGCTGAAAAGTCAAGAAATGGCGGCCGGGGCTCTATGCGGGATATTGGGGAAAAAGCCTTAGCGAAGCATACCGCTAATATGAAGAAAAAGGGATATAGTGATGTAAAAATAGCTAATAAAAAGAATCAGTTATATCTTGGACCCATGAAGCAATACTGGAAGACAAACGCAGAAAAAGCAGGGTATGAATACATAGAAGTGAAGACAGCACATTGGTAGGAGGTAGTAAATGAAACAAAAACTCAATCTTGAGCAGCAGGCGAAGGAGATATTAAAGATTGCGGAAGAAAGCGGTGTGCAGTCCAATTTCTTTTTCTTAACGACTTTTAAAAGATATCAGGTGCAATTAAATATTCTTACGGACCTTGAGAAGACGATAAAGGAAGACGGTCCAATTGCTACGAAAGAGTATGTTAAGGGCAGGGAGAACATATATACACATCCGGCGGTATCGGAATACAACAGGACTACGGATTCAGCTAACCGGACGGTGCAGACCTTGATGAAGATTATTAAGGACCTCGGAAAGTCACAAGACAGTGACGAAGATGAGGATCCTTTGTTAAAGCTATTAAGTGGTGGTGATGATGAATGATAGAAAACAAAGCGTATCTGTACTGCAAAAAGGCAGTCAAAGAGACCACTACCCCTAAGTTTGTAGAGATCCAGATGAAGGATTTCATGTGGATATGCGAAGGAAAGAATAAAAAGTATAAGATCAGCGAGAAGAAACTCAAGCAGCTTAATGGTCTTCTTAAACTCTTGAATATGCCTAAAGGATTAAAAGCCGGGCAGTCACTGTATGAATGTACTTGTGGCTATCAATGGCTTTTTTATATTGCTATTTTCTGCGTTGTTTATAGGGATAACGAGGCAAAAAGGCGGTATGAAACGGGATTACTGGAAATCTCGCGGAAAAATTTCAAAACTTTTACAGTTGCAACAATCTTTATTTTGTTGCTTCTTACGGAACCGCAGTTTTCAAAATTTTTTAGCGTGGCACCGGATGGTAGCTTATCCAGAGAGATAAGGGAGGCTATTGCGGAGACATTACGTTCTTCTCCTATGGTGTACTCCTATAAAGGCGCGAATAGATTCAAGATTTTACGAGATTATATTAGCTTTAAGCCATTTAACTCGGTCTATACTCCGCTTTCCTTTTCTACCAGCA